TCAAGAAATTGAAAATGCAGTAATTGGCTATCGGAAGTATTTGATCAAAAGGATTCGATCAAGGGTTATACATATTGATGCACCAGACTGGTTTACTGCATTGTATTTGCCGTTTGAAAGATTTAGAAAAGCAGGACCAAGACAAGTCTGGGCGGAAACTCGACGAGAAGAGGGCGCAGTATGAGCAACAACATCGGAGACTTTCTTTCAAGAGTCACATCGCAGGGAGTCATCAAACCAAACAAATACCAGATCTTGTTTACAGGTCCGGGGTTTGATGAGGCTTGTGGAGCCGCTGGATTTTCTCCATCGGATGCAAATAAACTGCTATCTGATACCTGTGAGGAAATCTCATTCCCCGGATCTCAAATTGCGAGTAAAGAGTTTAGGGTCTACGGTCCTCCAAGAGAGATGCCATATGAGCGTCTCTTTGCAGGTGACATTGACATAAACTTTCGTCTTGATGACAACATGAGAATCAAGACTCTTTTTGAAGAGTGGTTGAATATTATTGTCGATCCCTCCTCAAACAATGTTACATACTACGACGACTATATCTGTGATTTGAAAATACAAATCTTCAATGATCAGTCGGGTACGTCTCCGGTGTACGAGGGTGTAATCGTTGAAGTTTTTCCAAAGCAAATAGATGCAATTCAACTTGGTTTTGACCAGCGAGACACATACATGAAACAGAAGGTAGGGTTCGCCTTCCGTAGAATTGAACAAGGTTTCTTTGCATGATGAAAGGAAGTAAATAATGCCGTTACCTACACTATCAACCCCCAAGTATCAACTTACAATACCATCAACAAAAGAAAAGATCTCCTACAGACCCTTTCTTGTAAAAGAGGAAAAGGTTCTTCTTTCTGCTCTTGAGTCGTCTGATGGTGCAGCGATGCTGAACTCTATGTCCGATGTTGTTATGTCCTGCACAGATGGGAAAGTCGTTGCAGAAAAGTATCCACTTTTTGACATCGAGTATATTTTTCTCAATCTCAGAATGAAGTCTGTTGGTGAGGTGTGTGAACTTATCCTCCCCTGTAAAAATACTGAGTGTGGTGAAAAAGTTACGGTGAATCTAGATCTTGAAGATGTCAAGATTGACGTTCCCGACGAATCGTCAAGAGTCATTGAAATCGACAAGGGTCTTGGTTTGACTCTAAGATATCCAACGATCAAAGAGGCTGAAAAGTATGAGGATGTAAGAGAGTCTGCGAATACAATCGTCGGAATGATCGTGGATTGCATCGAGTCTGTTTATGATGAAAATGAAATCTACCCCGCGAAAGATCACACAAAAGAAGAACTAGAGAAGTTTGTTGAGTCTATTCCCTCAGCGGCATTTCAGAAGATTGTTGAGTTTTTCGAGAACATCCCAACGCTAAAACACACCATTGAGTTCAAATGTCCTAAATGTAAAAAGAAGAGTGTCTACGAACTGGAGGGTCTCTCGGATTTTTTCGAGTATGCCTCATCCACAACTCTCTCTATAGCACGATGAAACTCAATTTCGAGTTGATGGTTCACTTCAAGTGGAGCCTGACTGAGATTGAAAATATGATTCCGTGGGAAAGAGAAGTGTATGTGGCGCATTTGACTAAATACATAGAAGAGGAGAACCAAAGACTACAGGAGCAGTCTAGGAATCGATAATGGCATTACCCGAGATCCCAAGACCCGGACTTGAGGCTGTTGATTATGGAAGTAGAGTCTTCACTGAAGAGTCGAAGGCTATCGGCGCACAGTTAGAAAGATTTGAGGAAATCAGATCTACTGCTGCAATCGCTCTAGACAATGACATTCAAAATGCACTTCGATCTACTCTATCGTTTACCGATAGGGTCAAGTTTGATATTGGACGAATCGGAGACGCTAATATTAGAGCGTTGGACGAAGTTCTTCAGCAACAAGTTGCGATGAATGTTCAGGTTACCTCTGATGCCGCAAAGTTCCTACAAGATAGAACAATCTACCTTACGAAGAGACTGCTCGAAGCGGATGCTGTAGAAGCAAGAGCGATTGCAAATGAACTTAGTGATATTCGTGAACAAGCAAAACGACTTGCTGACACCGAAAGAGATGCGATTGATGAACTTGCCGCTGTCGGTAGTCAGGGTCTTGGTGAAGTAAGCGTTCTAAGAGAGGCTTTTACCAAAGCACTCCCCACCGCTGAGAGTCTAGTTGAAGGTGCTTTGGGTGGAGGTTTTGTCGGTAAGTTTGCAGGCAACATAATCCGTGTTCGTAAAGCAAGAAAGCAAAGAAAAGCGGCTCTTGATGCTGAGATGACAGCACGCGAAAACGCTGAGGCTGAGGGTGTTGAGAGTTTTGCGGGTGTAGAGGGAGCAGAAGGAGAACAAGCAGTTCCCGCACCAGACGCAATGGGTCTAGCATCCCCCGGTGGTGGTATTGATCTCAGTCGAATAGAAGAACTTCTCAGATGTATTTGTTCCGCAACAAGTAAAACTGCATCGATTATAGCAGAGTCTCTAAAGTCGGATGTCGAAAAAGAGAAAGAGGAGGATCGACGAGAAGAAAGAATCGTTGATGCTCTTGAAAACATTGAAGGTGGCGGTGAATTAGTAGAGGGAGCAGGAGAGGAAAAGAAGAAAAAAGGTATCTTCAGTTCTATCATGTCTGGGCTTAGCATGCTCAGTACAGGTTTGCGTCTAATCAAGAATCCGAAACTTGCTTTCCGATTCTTCCGAATGAAACTGTTCAGAAATGTAATTAGTCCTCTCAAGAAAAACTTTGCGAAGATATTTGGCAAAGGTGGAATGCTTAGAAATATGGTAGGTGGTTTGGGTTCCACTTTCTCAAGACTAACAGGATCCGCTGCAAGAATGCTCGGAATTAGTGGTGCTGCAACAACGGGAGCGTCCGCAGCAGCAGGAGCAGTACCAACAACCGCACCGACACCAACGTCAGCAGGAGCGTCAACAGGAGCGTCAACAGGAGCGTCAGCAGGAGGTGGAGGAGGCGCACCGAAACCAACAAGTGCAGGCGCACCGAAACCAAAGGGTTTCTTTGGTCGGATGTTTGGTAAGGTAAAGTCAGGTATTAGTAAGGTGAAAAAGGGTGTCACTGGTGCAGCGAAGTTTGTTGCTGGGAAAGCAAAGATGGCAAAAGACCTTCTAGCGAGACCTGTAAAATTCCTAACGACAAAACTCGGACCAAAGGCTGTTCCGTTCCTCGGAAAGATTGCGAAAAAGATTCCTATCATTGGTTCTGGTATCGAAGCACTCCTAACGGGTGCTGATATCATGGCAATCAAGGGTAATCCTGAGATGTCACCGAAGGAAAAGAAAGAAGCAATCGGTAAGCGAATCGGTGCAGGTCTCGGTGGAATCATTGGTGCAGTCGGTGGTGGTGCCCTCGGAACATTTATTCCTGTTCCGGTTTTGGGTTCAATCTTGGGTGCTGTGCTTGGAGATCTTGCAGGACGCTATGTTGGTGATGCTATCGCAGGAGCGATTGGTGGAGAGAAAATCTACGATGCTCTTTCATTCATGTTGCCAGATGTGGAGGGTGCAGAACCCGCACAACCATCGGGTGCAGATGGTCCTCAAGCAGATGCAGGAACAGGTGCCGGTATGGGTGGTCAAGGTTCTCCTATCACCGCACCCACTCCAAAAACATCAGCGGCGAGTGATTTTGTAAGAGCGGGAACCGCTCAAAACAACAACATGCAACTTGCAATGACAACCGCTGCTGCACCGTCTGTTTCAAATGCAGTGCAATCAAACACAGCGATGACAACCAATCAGTTTATGGGTGGAAACTTCAAGACGAGAAATTCACATGACACCCTTGATCGTGTATCGCAAGATAGACTCGCATATGGTCTCGCATAAAAAAACAAGGGACTCCCGAAGGAGCCCCTTGCCACATCATGATGAAGGGATTCAATCAACCTTCATTCGCTAGTCTCTCAAAGTAGGAGAGTGCATCATCAGAGTCACCAACATCGGTATCCTCTGCGGCTGCGGACGATGCGGGATCCACAGACTTGTTGGGAGAAACAGATCCGACTTGTCGATCAACGAGTGCTTCTGCCTCAGCAAGGTCTTCGGCACTAGACTTTGACCCACTACCACCATGAAGGACTGTCTCAAGACGCGCCTTCAGTTCATCATAACTCTTGAAGTTAGACGGATCAGTAAACTCCTTGAGCGGGTATTGCTTCTTCCAAAGTTCTTCGAGAATAGCATCATCTCCACCGTGAAGTTGTGATGCAGACTCAAACTCAGACTTGTCGTAGTTGATATAACCAGCGACCTTACGAACCTTCAACTTGAAGTTCGCACCTTCCCAGAAGTCGAAAGGATTGACAGGCGACTCATCCTCAAACTCAGGATTCATCGCTTCGTTGATCTTATCGAAGATCTTCTTACCATACTTGTAGAGGAAGATCTTACCTTCGTTTTGTGGGTTTGCAGGATCAGACACCACAAGGACGTTTGAGATGTAAGACAACTTACGCTTACGCTGTCTCGCAATATCCTTGTCCGATTCAAGACCACTGTTCCAGAGATCATTGTTGACCTCACACAGTGGACACTTACCACCAATAGTGGTAGGACAGTTTTCGATGAACCATCCACCCTTACCTTGGAAACCGTGTGAGAACAGACGCGCCCAAGGGACATCCTCTCCATCCACAGGTGGAAGGAATCGAATCACTGCATATCCGTTACTTGCTTTGTCCAGTTCTGGACGCCAGAAGCGATCATCCTTGTAGGATTCGGAACCCTTTGAAATTTTACCGAGTTCCTCAGACAGTCGCTCCAGATTGCTGCCTGACTTACGCTTTAGATCTTGAAATCCCATAGTAGTATCTCCTTGTATTCGGGGTTTTCGTAATGTACGTCGTATACGTCGTGTATATTATGTATGCGAACGTCACTGTTGTCAAGAATAAAGTCCATTTTTTCTCGCTACCCTTAGTGTGATTTCTCTATACTTGGCTAAATCACCTTTTGGTAAGAAGGGTGCGTACTTTTCACATTTGAATCTTAGTTCGTTCCACATTATATCATCACCCATCTCTTTGTCAAACAAATCAAAGAAAGAAAGTAGTTTATTCATGAGGATAAACGTCTCGATGGTGATTGTTCGTTGTAAGAGAAGCCGCATGATGAGCGGATGTCTACCATCCCGAAACTTGAAGATATCATCGAATGACATGTGGTTCAGATCAGCCTCACTAAAGATGCGAGAGCAATCATCAGAATACACATTACTCAATGACTGAAAACGGCGTTTCCATGCTGTAAAAACATCTTCTGCGTCAGAGTCGAGAACCTCTCCGACCCAAACATCATTTCGCTCCACGAAGTTAGCAACTAGAAATCCCACACAATCTTTTGGGTGGTTTTTTGCGAGTTTATCAAAGAAATGACGATCCTTGCGATTCATGAACGAAGATGATTTCACACTCGTCTTACCATTGAACTTGAAGAAGTCATAGGTAGGTTTGGTGAAATGCAACTTGAGAGCGATGTACGTCTTGTATACATCGAATCCGTTCACAACGGCAAACTTCCCCCTTTGGGGAGTAGATTGCAGTCTCGCCCCTCGGATTGGATCTTTTCTAAGATCGGCTGTGTTAGCAGTTTCGCTCCGACCTCTGGCTCCATATTCTCTGTTTCGCATACTTCTAGCACCGCCTCGATATAACCGCCTCCGTTGTTGCGGACGAATTCCTCAACCTTTGCGGAGAACTTTTGTTTGTCATCATACTTGAAAGTCATAGTAGAAGTATAATCCTTTCTGAGAGAGTGTCAAGTGCTTATACATACTTATACATAGAAAGTTCAATCAAGGAGACTTCCGTGGCTCAAGACCCTAATATTTCTGTACCAGTAGGAACATCTACCAGCGTCAAGACAATCACCGAGAATCAAACAGTAGGTGTGAGTTTTGATTCTGGTGGCGGTGGAACTCAGCACATTCAGGTTATCGCTGTCGGTGTTCATGATGGAACAGGCAAAACACTAGACATCGTTACTCAGGCTCAACCACTCCCAGTAACCTTCCCTACCGCTGCCTCTGATGCATATGATAGAATCAAGGAATTGTCGGACGGAATTACTTTCTCTGGCGGTGTTACATCAATGAAGATTTTGTTTGATACCAGTCAAACACTTGCTTTCTCTGGTTCCATCGAAAATGTAGGCATTACCACAAACTATGATTTTGCACAAATGTTTGTGTACGGTGTTCCCGGTGCCACAGGTATTCATGTTCATGGTGTGACCAACGGAATTGCTGTTGGTGTAACAGGTCAAGTTGCTGTTATCGGCAACTCTAGTCTTGCACCTGTAATCGTAGGTGGTACAGCAGGAAGCGGTCATGTCGGTGTAACAGGTCA